GTTGTAACTCTTGGATATATACCAATAATATTTATTGGTAAAGGCTGCGTTTGCCTTACATAGATAAATCCATCAGTTTCAAAATCTCCTCTAAATTCTACTTGTTTATCTCCACTAAAGGGAGCTATCGCTGTATCCATCGCATCTGCTGAACTTCTAAATGGTATTCTTTCCATATTGTTTAAATCTGATCCTATTTCAACACCGACAGAATTTAGTAATCTTATTGTAACTTCGTGTATACGTTTTGTTTGACCTTGAGCTACACCCTCTGCAGCTCCCGCTTCTATTCTCATTGTCTGTAATAAGCTGGTATAAGCTAATCCAATTTGTACTTTGGTAGAACTTCTATCTAAGGTAATAGCTCCATTAGATACTGTTTTATCTGGATGTGTTGAACCATTAGCCAAAATAGATACAGTTTGTCCTTCTAAATGATCTAATCCAGATATGCTTGTTGTAGCAGATCCATTGTAAGCTAAACCACTATCAACAAAAAAAGCATCTGTAATACTATCTCCATAATCATAGTTTGTTAAATATTCGACATATCTTCTTGTAGATCCATTGACAGTTCTTTTTACTACCATGTATAAATCATCTTCATCTGCATCTCCAGGTATAGTGGCAATATTTTCTACATGAGCAAAACTATCTGAACCAAAAGAACCACCTACTTCATGGATATGCCATCCGACTACATCCTCTGCTCGTTGATATGTTAGACCTATTAACTTACCATCTTCTCTTGTTCCCCAAATAATACTTTCTGGTTCTTGTTGATAGGATAATTCTTTAACACCAGACTCTGTAATATTCTCTGCCAGNATCGTCATATCGGGAGCTACATAAGAGTCAAAGTCAAAACTATAGGTTAGTTCTCTAATCTTTCTTTTAGCTCTCTGTAAAAACATCGTAACATTCGCTACCTGGATCGCATCTACATTAGCTGTTCCATAGGATGTTTGTCTTTGAATTTGTATATTGGTTGGTGTAATTGGCTGAGTCGTACCCGATGCAGATACAACAAATTCACCACCCGTAGTACCCGCTATCAAAGATCTTTGTGCAGATAAATATCTAATTGTATTAACTCGATTAGAAGCAATCGTATATGTCATCGCAGATAAATCTGTAACTGTGCCATTTCTATCATCTTCAAAATCTTCATAATTATTTACCCTGGAAAAAAATAATGTTTGAGGTTCATCTGTAGTAGATGCAAAAACTAATCTTTGTTCAAAAAAGGTAACACAAGATGGATGTCCTGTCGTGTCAGAGAAAGAACCTAAAGCAAAATCTGCTGATGCTGTAGCAGATCCCATATCTACTAAAATTTCCATAGTAAAATTAAGGGTATCAGCAACTGCTGTTATTTTTCCATGACCAGATCCAAATCGTAATAATCTACCAACATCTGTTGATTGAAAACCAGATCCTCCATTTATTCCTGTGGTTGCAGATGCAACAACTGTTACTCCTGTACCTACAGTATGACCAGATGGATTTAGTGTTGTTGTGGTTGCATTATCTGGTAGATAAACACCATTAGTAAAATCTACTTCTGTTAAAGACCAACTTGTATGACCAGTCCTAGTGAGTTTTCGGACACTGTAATCTGGATGTACGAGATACATAATATCAGCAGATTGTGCAAATTTGATAGCACTTAGATCGGCAGCTGCGTAAGGGGAAGTAATTTGATATATTCTATTAACAACACCACCAGAAGTGTAGGTAGTAAAACTACTAGAATTGACATTGTTCCCATCAACATCTGTAAGCTCAAATGTGTTGGTGGTTTTGTTAGCGACAATAAAAGTTTTACCATTGACTTCCACCATCCCACTAACTGAAGTAATAATAACATGATCGCCATTGTTATAACCATGTCCTGTTGCAGTTACAACTGCTGGATTTGCTTTGGTGATACCCGATATTGACACATTAGACTCAGTAATAATTCCTTTGTCTTTAAAGAAACGTATGTATTGATTGCCTAATTCTAAAACATAGGTTTGTACTGTAGAAAACTCAAAAGGTATTAGCCTGGCTGCATTAGAGCTATCTTTAACTTCGTGTATAAATCTTGTGCCTGGTCTACGACTAGCTCCACCATGTGGCTGTATTGTAAAATTACTTAATGTTTTTGCACCATTATAATATTTTGTAAGATCTGTTCTTCCGTCTAATCTAGGTGATAATTGACCAGCTGTAAAATTAGTATAAGCAACAGTTTGTCTTGGCATTAGTACCTCGCATTGATGAAGGTTGAGGAGTCTAATACATCTGCAGTACCTTCAGTAGCATCTGCGTGTCTAGCTAATCTTAACTTTTCTTGATAATCACTTTTAAGAGCTACTGCTAAACTTGTAGAGCTAGTAACAGCATAACATAATTCTGCTGCTAACCTGGATACTAAACTTTCAATTAACAATGTATCGTATTGTGTAGGATCTGTTATCCTGGCTGAATAGATTAAATAAACAGTTTCTTCGTCTGTTAATATTTTTCTACCTTCAACTTTAAATTTTTGTCCACCATCTAGGTTCGATGATGTTCCATTATGATAGCCACCTAGCGACAAAACCCTAATACAATCACTAGGCAGCTGATATTGATAACTATATTCGTGTGTTGGAGTATCTGTATCTTGTGCTAATTCAACTCTTTTGATTAAACAGTTCCAGGTATGTTCTCTAAATACTGCATCTCGTAATGGTTCATATCGTTGATTACACAGCCTGGCATTTTTACTATCTTCTGTCAGAGCTGTAATATTATTTGCACCTAAAATATTAAGTGCAGAGTTACAAATTTCTACTACTGATGTCATCCTACCATAGTCCTTTTTTTATTTTTATGTCTGTTAGCAAAGTTACGAGCTGCTTCTACTGAACCAAAACCCCATTTTTTTAAGGCAAGAGCTTTCCTGGTTGGACTGCCATCTGGTTTTTTCATTGATCCTTTCATACCAGCAAACCTGGCTGCAAAAGAAACTCTGCGTGGATTAGTTCCAGATTTGACTGGTGCTTTTAGATTAGATCCCTCTGTACGTTTAAAATAATCTCTACCAGCCTGGTTTAATCCACCACTTTTATTTTGATACTTCTTTGCTACCATCTTAGCCAATCATGGTTTTTTTCTTTTTCTTTGGGAAACCAGCTTTCATGTTAGCATAAGCTGAGTCTGAAATAGTAGACTTTGACTTTGGTCTTGAAATACCCTTCTTTTTTCTTTGGTTAATATTGTAATATAATCCTTTTTTAGCCATTCTTTTTCTTATCCATTCCTACATTACGTTTAATACTTTTAGTTCTTGGTCTGTTTCTTAGCATCGCAAAATCACTACCAGATATTTTACCATCTTTATTTGCGTCTAATTTTTTTTGATTACCCTTTAACATTATTTTTTCTTCCCATATGACATTTTTTTGCCAGACTTCTTAGCATCTTTCTTAGCAGCTGCCATTCCAGCTTTAGTATACGGATATGATTTTTTTCCTACTTTTGGCATTTGTTTCTCCCTAAATAATATTTCCCATACATCCATTTTATATCATATTAGGGGAGCAAATGCTCCCCCAAATAAATTACTCTACAGAGTACATTACCCATGCAAAGATTGTTCCAGTAGCGGATGCACCGCCAGTAGTAATTAGAACATCTGTGGATGCTGTAGTTCTATAGCCTAGACCAGTTACTGCTGGTACTGGAGCACCAGTAGAAGAACCCGCTAACATAGACTGGGATTGTCCAGCTACGTTCCAAGTTCCGACAACAGTAATAAATCTATCATCATCACTAGAATCACCGACTTTAAGAGTAACACCAGAACCTAATGCATCACATTTTACGACTACATCGTGGATTGTGGCATTTGCTGGTATTCTTGCGATAGTGATATCAGAACCAGAAGCTAAAGAGGATGCTTCATAAGTATCGTGAAATACTCTGATTTTACCTCCCGCATTTTCTGATGATACATTGACAGCTGGTGTGCTGTCCATGTTGGTTATGTTTGCACCTTTTACACTAGCCATTTTTTACTCCTATTCATCACAAGCGACTTCAACGACTTTTTCTTCTTCCATTCTGGTAGCACCAATGCTCATGCAATAGTATACCTGGGTAGAATAGCCTTTGTCTGATCTCTCATCAATACGAGCTGTTACATCCTTACCAATAGCAAGTTTGATAGCATCTTCTGTGAAAGCATAACAAAGTCTGTCGTCAGTGTTAGTAGAATCAAAGCTAAGTCTTGTAGACATAATGAACTCAAAACCTAAGAATGAGTTTAGCTGTCCTTGTGCAAGAGCTTTTACTGTGTTGAAATCAGATGATTTCACTTCAGTAGTGTTCAACAAATCTTGAATTTGTTTTGGTGAACATACAAAAAATCTCTTGAGTGAAGGATCAACACTTGCATCATCCATAAGAAATTTAGCTTCTAATAGTTTGGCGATTGTTAAACCATCTGATTGTGAAGCAGAAAAAGGCTTCTGTGAAGATGGTAAAGCTGTAGAAGTACCACCAGATACTCCTGTATTAGCTGTGCCGCCTAAAGCAGTAATGATAACATCATCCATAGATCTACCCATTGCTGCAGCTGCTGCTTTAGCATATGAGGATGTAGGATCAATTAACATTCTGATTTTGTCTTGGTCGTCTATAAGATCAGCCCACTCGTAATCCGCTAGACTTACCCTTCTACGAGAGTGGGGTGTGTCTAACTGAGGAGTGTCTGAATGTCTTGAAGTTCTTACTTGTGCTGTAACTTCTCCAATCTGTTCAAAGAAAGCATTTTTTCCTTTTACAGTTTCAACATCAACAGCATTTCTAAGTAAAGAACCCATTTGTTGTGAAAGCATAGTTACGTTGTTACTATACTGTTCCACAAACGCAGTGGTTATTTGGTTTGACATTTCGTCATTTCCTTTCTTAGTTTGTTAATATACTGTCGATAAATTATCCCTTTCGAGTTTTACCTTCATTTTACATCTGATAGATGCCAGTCTGTTCCTAGTGTCGCCAGAGTCCTTGCGGATTATTCTGGAATGATCCCATGCTTCATGTTCTGGAGCATGGCAACTTCTTCAACAGCTGCTTGATGACCAGGATGTTTTTTATCCCAATAGGGAGTGCCTGGACTCACCAGCTTGTCTATTTCTTTTTGAGCATCATCTGGTGTCAATGTCAAGTCATTTTCAGACTGCATACTATCTTCAGAAAAGTTATCAGCTAACTTTGCAAGTGCTTTTATAAAGATAGGTTCGTTGCCTAACAAATTTCCATTTGCTAGTTTAACATCCTTC